CATTGTTACAAAATCCCGAAGCCGAAGCAGATGATATGATTGCATTATTCATCGAGGCACATCCAAATGATAATCATATTATTGTGTCAAGTGATAGTGATTACTTTCAACTTATCACCGACAATGTAACTATGTATGATGGTGTACAAAATCGTATTATTACTAAAGATGGTTTCTTTAAAGATGATAAGAATATGACTCCTATCAAAGAGAAGAAGACTGGCGAAATCAAAGAGAAAGTAGACCCGAAGTGGGCATTGTTTGAGAAATGTGTCCGTGGCGATACATCAGATAATATCTTTTCAGCATATCCTGGCTGTCGTAAGAAAGGTACCAAGAACAAAGTAGGTATGTTAGAAGCATTTGCTGATAAAGATATTGGTGGTTTCAATTGGAATAACTTTATGTTACAACGTTGGACTGACCACAATGGCGAAGAGCATACTGTCCGTGATGACTATGAACGCAATGTTAAACTGGTAGACTTAACTGCTCAACCTATGGACTTAAAAGTTAAGTTTGTAGAAACAATCGCAGAAAGAAGTGTGCCAAAAAGTAATGTTGGTGTTGGTATGAACTTTCTAAAGTTCTGCGGCATACATGATTTACAAAATCTTGCTAAATCACCAGATGAACTCGCATCAATTCTTAATCAGCCATATCCGGCAAGATGAGAAAAAGAAAACCAACTTCATTGGTTGAATCCTTATTAGTGTTTGCAGTCATAACATTCGTTTATGGATTAGTTATATTGTTTTGGAAGTAAATGAAAAATTATATTTTTGATGTAGATGGTACTTTAACTCCAAGTAGAGATAGAATAAACGAAAACTTTAGACTATGGTTCTTAGAGTTCATCAAGTGGAATAATGTTTATCTGGTCACAGGAAGTGATAGAACCAAAACAGAAGAACAAGTTGGTGAAGAACTATTCAAAAAGGTAGAATGTGTATACAATTCATCTGGTAATACAAAGTACAAAAATGGTATATGTGTAATGAACACTAAAGATTTTGAGTTACCTGAGGTAGCATACAAGTTCTTAGTAAAGAAAATGATTAGTAGTAAGTGGGAACCAAAAACTGGATTACATTTTGACTCTAGACCAGGATTATTAAACTTTAGTATACTTGGTAGAAATGCATCAAGGGCCCAAAGAAAGAAGTATGTTACACATGATACATCAACTAATGAAAGACAAAAGATTTCTGATGAATTTAATAAGAAGTTCTCAGAGAAATTTAATATTACGTCACAAGTAGCAGGTGAAACTGGACTAGATATCATTGAGATAGGGAAAGACAAAGCCCAGATACTTAAAGATTTCACATTCCAAGATGAACTGGTATTCTTCGGTGACAATATACAACCTGGCGGAAATGATTATGGAATCGCACAAGCAATTGAATATGGACCATATGCATTTTCTAAATGCCATAATGTAAAGAACTGGAAAGGGACATGGAAGATACTTAAAAAATATGATATACAGTAAAGAAATAGTTAAAGATAAGTTTTGGATTATAGAAAACTCAGGTATTAAAATAGGAACAATACGTTTCTGCTCATCTGATGATTTTGTAGTCAATGTAAGAAATACAGATATATCTTCTGGAATCAATAACGAACACGTTACGCATTCAGAACTCATACAATGTTTTGGTGAGAATATATTAGAAGCAAAAGAAAGTCCTGTAATTGAATCGAATCCGTTATCTGAAAGAAAAGCCTTGAAGACTTCATTAGGAATTGTAGAAGACTATCCTTCTAAACATGTGCCATATAACACAGAAACAATAGAGTTAAAAGGAAAACAAATTCCAACCTATACTAAAACAGAAACAAGTAAAGTACGATATGCCGCTGGTTATTACGGAGTAAGATTTGCAGTTGACTGGCGATGGTTTTATGGTGGGAAACTTGATACACTAAATACTTATGAGTTTATAGGACCATTCAAAACTAAATCTGAAATGCAAAACGAAACAAAATTAGCGATTAAACGAGATGGATTATAAAAGTTTAAAAGATTTTCTAGCGGCAATCAAACGAGCAAATCTTAGAGGTGACCACAAGATAACACTTCCTATGGATGAAGCAGTCAATATACAAAATGATATTGCTTTATTGCTATTAGAACTAAAAAAAGACAATACCAACGTTGGAAGCACACTGGATGGTGGTGGTTTCAATGAGGAATAACCATTATATACGTCTATTATTCTAATAATTAGATAAATAAGAGTAGAACCATTAATAAGGATACTCTTATGGCAAGACCAAAACCTACAATAATCTTGGAACACACGGATAATCAAACATACCGTAGTGAGCAAGTACTAAAAGCAACGGCAGTATATTCCGTATTTTATAAAGGAGTTGCGATAAATCTTCGTAGCCTCAACTCGTTGGTAAACTTTCCTGGTCCAAAATACAAGAAAGTATCTTTTAGTAATCCTGGACATGCAATCAACCTAGCACAACGTTTGAATAAGTTATTTAGATGTGAAGATTTCGAAGTATACGTCTTAACTAAAGGTGACAAATTAGAGTTGTAAAGTGAAAAAGATTGAGTTAATAAATTATATTAACAAACACACAACTGGAAAAATAGCAGGTAGAAAAGAACTCACTCAAAGTGATATCTTTATAAGTACTCTATCTAATCAATTTAGAGTTTCTGCACTTGGTCGAGATATTCTCAAAAAACATTTCAAAACATACAATATAGAGATAAAATCAAAAATTGCTACTGGTACAGGTAATCAAATACTTGCACTTGATAAGTATCTCAAAACTCCCTATTATCTAAGAAAGTCTAAATTAGTCTTATTTGAAGAGATTCCAGCGGCAGAATTGCTGATGATTGATGGTGATATCGATTTATGGGTAGAAAATAAGACTTTTTTTAATACCTCAAAAACTTGACAGATACCGCTTTTGTGCTATAATACTAGTATAGTTAATTAAAAGAGAGGTTAAATATGTCAGTAAATTTCAAAAAGTTCGAAAGAGCATTCAACGAATCAGCAAATTCCGAAGAAAATCTACTAGATGATGGTAGTGTTAATTGGAACTTTGTAGATGCAGACCTAAACTTAGATGGTTGGGCTGATGCAATAGGTGAAGATTTCTATGCCATCTTCGATGATATGGCAAACAAGTTTGATGCGAACAAGAAAATATGAAAAACTTGACAGATTTCGGTTTCGTGTTACAATAATAATATATTAAATAGAGAGGTTATGTTATGAATAAAGTATCAACAAACGATTTAGATGTAAGAGTAGTCAGACCTAGTGATGTTAGGGCTGAAATCAACTATGCATTTAACAGAAAAAGACCAGTGTTTATTTGGGGTCCTCCCGGTGTTGGTAAATCAGAAATTGTAGATAGTATTACACAAGAAAGGTCAGGTTTTATGATTGACCTTAGACTTGCTCTGATGGAACCAACTGACTTAAGAGGTATTCCATATTTCAATGAGAAGTCCGGTCAAATGGAATGGGCTACTCCTTCAGATTTACCAAGTCAAGAATTAGCAGACCAATACGAGTCTGTTATCTTATTCCTTGACGAAATGAACCAAGCACCACAATCAGTTCAAGCCGCGGCTTATCAGTTAATTCTGAATAGACGATTGGGTTCTTATGTTCTACCAGATAACGTATTAATCGTTGCGGCTGGTAACAGAGAGAGTGATAGAGGTGTTGCTTATAGAATGCCTTCACCACTTGCTAACAGATTTGTTCACTTAGAAATGGGTGTTGACTTTGAAGATTGGCAGACTTGGGCATTAGAGAATAAAATCAATGCCGATGTTGTTGGTTTCTTAACATCTAACAAGATGGACTTATTTAACTTTGACCCTAGAACGGCTTCAAGAGCCTTTGCTACTCCAAGAAGTTGGACTTTTGTTTCAGAAATGTTACCAAAAGAAGGCGAAGAAATTAGCGATAGTAGACTACACGACTTGATTGCTGGTACAGTTGGTGACGGAGTTGCTACTAAGTTTATGGCTCACAGAGCCATTTCTGGGAAGTTACCTGTTCCTTCTGATATCCTAGACGGTACAGTTACTACACTTTCACAAGAAGCCAGAGAGATTTCAGCAATGTTTTCATTGACTACTTCACTATGTTATGAGTTGAAAGACTTTGTAGATAGAAATGGTAAAGATAAAATGGATGATTTGTACAAAATGGCTGACAACTTCTTCAATTTTATGATGGAAAACTTCGATACTGAAATGACAGTATTGGGTGGAAGAACTGCTCTTAAAGTTTACAAGTTACCTCTAGAACCTAGAAAAGTGCCTTGTATTGAGAAGTTCTTCAAAAAACACGGTAAGTTAATTATCGAGGCACATAACGCCTAAAAGAATAGCCCACTAGGGGGCTGCCGGGATACGTAGGGTATCAGGTAATCCTAGACTACATAACCTAGAAGATGAAAGAGGGATGTCTATTGACTTCCCTCTTTTTTTATGGTACAATAGTACTATGATATTTGAAACTATAAAGCATTCCGCTCGTGAACACGGGTCTAAGACCGCACTTATTTGTAAAGATAAGCAATATACCTATTCTGAACTCATAGAGAGTGTAGAGACACTGGCTGCCGTCTTATCAACTGCTATAAAACCAGGTGAAAAAATCTTGTTTGCAAGTGAAAAAGAATATCATTATGTGAGAATGATACTTGCTTGTGATATCCTAGGAGTAACATTCATTCCAACTCATCCTAATTTACCAGAAGATTACTTATTTGATATTGTCGATGCTTGTAAACCCGACCATGTTATAATGAGTGAGCAAGATGCCTTAGAACTAAAACCACATAATAAAGGTCTAGTGTATGTCAAAGAAGACAATGCTACCTATACTATTTTATTTACAAGTGGCACAAATGGTAGTCCATCTGCGGTCGTTCATTCAGCCGCTGGATGTATGCTAGGATGTCTACATAGTATTTCAATACACAAGTTAACATCTGATGATGTAATATTATCTCAACTTCCGCCATCAACGATTGCTGGCATGTACTTGTATACTTTGCCGGGATTAATAAAAGGTGCTACTGTAATTATTGAATCGTTTGAACCGAGAAGGTATATAGAATTATGTAACAAATGGAAGCCTACTATCGGCACGATGGTACCAGCAATGTTACTTGCTTTGCAAAAAGTTCGTAAATGGAAAGATTATAGTATGTCCCATTATCGACAGTTGAGTATTGGCAGTACCGCAATCACTGACGAAGTGATAGACATATTATTTGATAAGGGAGTTCCACTTGTTAGGCATCTTTATGGATGCACAGAAACACATGTACCTGCACTCACCCATCTTATTGAACCCAATACTGAACACAAATTACAACTCTCAGTAACAGAATTTTATGAGCATAAATTAGATAGATTTGGTGTGTTGTGGTTGAAAGGTCCAACAATAACAAAACAATACTTAAATAGTGAAGAAATGATTATTGATGATGAGGGATATTGGTGTACTGGTGATGTATTTGAGAGGGAACATAACGAGTTGGTATTTAAGACACGAGCAAAGGACTTGATTAAGGTGAATAGTTTTAATGTGTCACCTGTAGCAGTAGAGACTGCCATCCTTGCATGTGAGGGCGTAGATGAAGTATGTGTAACATATAGAGAACGAGGTCTCGGAGAAAAAGAACTAGTAGCCGTTATAAGAAGTACTGATAAAAGAATGAATAAATACTACGTAACAGAGCAAATAAAGACAAAGTTAATGTATTATGAGTTGCCCAAAGATATCATTGTCGTGACAGATGAATTGCCACGAAATGCAATGGGAAAGATTAGAAGACACATCGTAAAAGACATTTTACGAAAAGGAGAGAAGAATGAAATCTAAAATTAAAAGTATTGTTGTAGTTGGTGGCGGTGTAGGTGGCTGGTTCTCAGCGGCCTGGATGGCAGTCAAACATCCGAATATCAAAGTAACTATCATTGAAAGTGATAAAATTCCACCTATTGGAGTAGGCGAAAGTACTTTGCCTCAACTGGGTACAATGATGAAAGAGATTGGATTAGAAGAGAGAGATTGGATGACCCACACAAATTCTATTTACAAACTAGGTAATAAATTTGTTGGTTGGAACATAGAAGGCAAACGTGACCATAACACTAATCATTTTTGGTGTTCACGATGGGACGAACAATATTATGGTTTCTCTTATGCACTACCTGAAAAGAATATTACATCAGGTCTATATCATCCATTAGAAAAGAAAGACCTATTTAGAAATTCTAAAGGACAACCTGGTGTTGATGATAAGTGGAACGATTATTGGTTACAGTTATTACGTGATGGTCGTAAAAATCATTGGGAAATGGCACAAGATATGCAAGAGGCAACATACCTTATGGATTACAACAAGTCACCATATGATTGGAATGATAATCTATTAGTTGGTACTTGGCAAGGTGTTACATATCATGTTGATGCAAATAGATTTCCAGAAATAATCAGAGATAAGATTGCAATTCCTAAGGGTGTTAATCATCTACATGGTCATATCACTGATATTAATAAAGATGATGATGGTTATATTACTTCAATTGTTACCGAAGATGGTGAAGAAATCACAGGTGATTTGTTCCTTGACTGTACTGGATTCCATAGAGTATTGACAAAAACAATGGATATAGAATGGATTCCGATGCCGGAGATAACAACCACAGACATAGTTGTTGCTCCAATAAAATATAAAGATGTCAAAAAAGAATTTCGTCCATACACTATGAGTAATGCGATGGATGAAGGATGGTTATTTGTTATTCCATTATACAATAGAATGGGTTCTGGATATGTGTTTGACAAGACAGAGATATCTGTTGAAGATGCAATGAAGAAATATAAAAAGTATTGGGAAGGTCATGAATTTATTCAAGAGCCACAACATATGTCTTGGGAAGCAGGCAAATATAAAACTCAATGGAATAAAAATGTCGTATCAATTGGTATGACAGGTTCGATGATTGAACCGATGGAAGCAAACATTCTTGGCATCGCTCAAGCAGGATTTCAATTATGTAGTTCATTGATTGCTCGTGCAGAAGAAAATGATGAAGTCATTGGCAGAGGGTCACTCCATGCATACAACAAGAACATAGATTGGTTAGTTGAAACAATTAAAAGATTTATTTTATTTCATTATACATTAACAGACAGAGAAGATACTCCATTCTGGAAGAAAAAGAAACAACTTGGTATTGATGAAAATCATAAAGAGAAATGTTGGAGAGAATACAGAGTACCTGGAAATAATGCCGAATCAGGAGTTCCAGATTTTATGTGGGCGATGATGGCGGTTGCTATGGGTAAGTTTGATGATGATATTAAGTTGAATACAAAACCAGAACTAATGGAACAAGCGAATGAAAAGTTCTCTTGGCTTCGAACATCAGCAAAACGAAATGGAGTGAATGCACCTAATGCCTATGAATGGCACAAGAAGGTACTCTTTAGTGATAAGTCACACGATGAAGTACTACAGGAAAACCTAGAAAAATATTCAAAGATTGTTAAAATTAAGGAAAAGGTAAAGTCGTCTTCCAGCGGAACAATTGCCTCACCTGGAAATTAATGAACGTTTTAGAAACGTGGATAGGTGCTGATAATTTAGAATTCAAGTTAGTTGAATATACTCCTAGTATTCTGAATGATGTTCTAGCATTTTGTGAAGACTGTGCGGCAGAAGGTATCGATAACAACTCTAGTCTAAAAGCAATGAAGTTTGGCAAATGGGGTGACTTAGAACAATGGCACATGGTGTATCATGGTGATAAAATCATTGCTATTAGCGGCTCGCATTACTATCCGCATTTTCACAAAGATTGTTATCGAATAATGTATAGAATGGCCACATTGAAAGCATATCGTGGAATGGCAAGTGCAAAGATATCTCTTAGAAAAATGCAACACAACTTTTGCTTTAGAGCAATTATGCCAGCACAAGTAGACTGGGCAGTATCAAAAGGAGCAACTGAAATTATCGCAACTACCAATTCAGATGTCACCGAAGGTGAAACAATGAATAAAGTACACTCACATGGACGTAATCGTAGAGAAAATGGCAAGTCTGGATGGATGACATTAATTCATAAAGATGCATCTGTTTATAATACAAAGCAAGATATCTTCCGAGTAAATGTTAGAGATTTTGTATCACTTGAAAAGATTAAATTTAAAAAATGACCGTATACATTAACGCAATCAGTGGATTAACTCCTTTTGGTAATTTAGACCAAACATGGAAAGGCATAACAGATAACAAAGTGTGTTATGGTGAACTAAGTAAGTTTCCGTGGGATAGATATACTAGGTCTAAAGTTGCAGGTGAAGTGAAATTCAATGCCGAAGAGTATGATAGCATATCTGAAAGAGACCGTGAAAAGATGCCACAATATATGCAATGGGCATTAGCATCAGCACAGGAACTATTAGAGGGTAAAGAGTTAGACAAAGAAAGAACTGGTGTAATAGTTTCATCAGCACTAAGTATGTACCTTGAAACTATAAGAGCCAATGCTAATGATGTGGATAACACTTTCACTTTTACACCAAACATGATATCTAATAATATTAACATTCAATATGGATTCACTGGTCCTAGTACCATGACTTCTAGTGCTTGTTCTACAGGAATGTATAGTGTTATTATGGGATGTATGTTGATAGAAACTGGACAAGCAGATAATATAATTGCAGGGTCTTTTGATGATTCTGTATCACCTGAATCCTATAAACAGTTCGGAAAACTTAGAGCATTATCTACAAAATATAACAATACTCCAGAAAAGGCATCTCGACCTTGGGATACAAAACGTGACGGATTAGTACTTAGTGAGGGTGGTGCATTGTTCTTATTATCTAATAAAAAGACACCAGAGACATTGGCAGAGATATCTGGTTATTCCATGACGAATGATGCTTATCAAGTCGTGGCACCGCATCCAGAGGGGGTTATGATAGAGAAATGCATGAAAGATGCATTGAATGGGCGTATTCCAGACTTAATCAATGCCCATGCCACATCTACTCCTATGGGCGATTATATTGAAATAGACGCACTTAATCGACTTGGACTACAAGATGTATGGGTAACTGCAAATAAGTCGCAAATAGGGCATCTCATGGGTGCTGCCGGGTCTATGGAGTTAGCATTAAGTGTGTTATCACTAAAACATGGGGTAATAACACCCTCATTGAATATAGATTACTTAGAAAACGGGTACAATATAAAGTATACTTCAACCACCAAGAATTATATGGTAGATTCAGTTCTATGTAATAGTTTTGGATTTGGTGGTGCAAATGCAAGTATTTTTCTGACAAAAACTTGACAGGAATGACTTTCGTGTTATAATTATATCATAATTCAATAAAAGTAGCGGATATGATAGACACTTCACAAAAAAACACATATATAGATTTTAATGACTCTAAAGTAGTCTTATACTTTGGTAAATATAATTTTACTGAATCAGAAAAAACACTAAAAGATATGCAAGATAAAGATTCTGTGTATTCTTTTACTAAAACTGAGATATTATCGGCATCAATTGTTGCTAATAAATTCAATGATAAGTATGTGAAATCTTCTGGTTCATTTGATGTTGTAGATGGTGAATTTAAAAAGATTGCCTTCAGTAATAAAGAAATACTGATAGGGATTCTTACTAATTATCGCCATTTGATTACAAATAAAGATTATCAAAAAGCAAAAAAAGTTATGGCATACCTAGAAGATGCATTTGCATATAAAATTCTTGCTGATAATTTAACTGAATTTGAAGATGGTATTGCTAAGTTCCTGGCTGATGATAGTTCACTGAGCAGTCATGTAATGGGAATCGCCGCATATATTCCTACGTATTACGAAACCCATACAAAAAATGATGAACTTAAAGAAAGAAGTAATCAATCTGGACATCTAGCAAAGGTAGGTGAAAAGGTTGATACTGAAATTGAAATACTTTCATCAAAATATATAGCAACAACTCAATATGGTGGTGCTGGTTATATGGTTAATGCTATTACAACTGACAACCATAGACTATCTTTCTTCACTTCAAATGAAGATATTGCAAATAGCAGAAACAATATTAAAGTTTCTTGTAAAGTAAAAGCACTTGGAACTGCTTGGAAAGATGATTCTATCAATGAAACTAAGGTAAATTATGTCAAATTTGTCTAAAACTTGACAAATCCCATATCCGTGCTATAATATAAGTATATTAAATAATTAGAGAGGTAAAAATATGATAAAATTTAACGAAGTAACAAACATTGAACTAGGTGGCGTTGATATGAATGACTACCCAGACTTTTGTGATGCATACGTAGAGAGTGCAGAAAAGTTAGATGGTACACCACTAACTGATGTTGAACTAGAAGCATTTAGCGAACTAGATGAAACAGTATCGTATATTAATGAGAATGCATACGAAAGTTTATTTTAATAGATAAGGATAAAATATGCCTACAGTTACAAATGAACAAGAATTAGACAAAGCATTAGATGATGTTTTGTCTGCTAATGGCGTTGAGATAGATGATACTCTTCCTGCTCCAGTAGTATTCGATTATACTGACGAACAAGTTAAAGAGATGATTGTAAGTAGTCGAGTTAGACTTCTTATAAGACATCCATTTTTTGGCACACTTGCTACTAGACTTAAAATGGTCGAGGCAGAATGGTGTCCTACTGCCGCAACCGATGGCAGACATTTATATTATAATTCAGATTTCTTTAGAACGTTAACTCCAGAAGAAATTGATTTTGTTGTTGGTCACGAAGTTATGCATTGTGTTTATGAACATTGTGGTGAGTTCGGTAGATTGATGGACAAAAAAGAAGAAGACCGAGATATGAAACTTTGGAATATTGCGGCTGACTATAAAGTTAACCAAGCATTAGTTGAATCCGGTGTCGGTAATATGCCGAAACAAGCATTGCACGATAGAAAATATTACAGAAGTTATACAGAAGAAATTTATGAACACCTAAAAGAAACTGGTGAAGGTGATGATAAACAAACACTAGACCAACACATGTTTGGCGATGGTGACGGAAACGGTGATGCTGAGGGCAATGACCCAACTGGAAGAAAATCACCTATTAAAGTTTCACCTCAAGAAGCCCAAGCAATTAAAGACCAGATGAAACAGGCAGTATTACAAGCGGCTCAATCAACTGATGCAGGAACTCTTCCTGGTGATATCAAAAGAATTATAAATGGTATGACTAATCCTAAAATGGATTGGAGAGAACTTCTTAACATTTCAATTCAAAGTCTTTTGAAAAGTGATTTCACATTTATGAGACAATCTAGGAAATCTAGGTCAATGGGAGTTTATCTTCCTGGTCAAAAGAATGAAGACAAGATTGATGTTTCAATCGCACTTGATGTTTCTGGTTCTATTTCATCTTCGATGATTGAAGAATTTCTTGGTGAAGTTCATGGTATTATGCAACAGTTCCAAGACTTTAAAATTAGAATTTGGACATTTGATACCGAAGTAAACAAAGAAGGTTATAAAGAGTTTGACCCATATAATGCTGACGAACTTAAGAACTACGAGATTGTCGGTGGCGGTGGTACTGACTTCGATTGTAACTATAACTTTATGAAGGAAAACGATATTACTCCTGATAAGTTTATTATGTTTACAGATGGTATGCCTTGGGATTCCTGGGGTGATGAAAGTTATTGTGATAGTTTGTTTGTCATTCACGGCACTGACCAAATTGTTCCACCATTTGGCGAACACGCCTACTATAGTCAATCATAAAGAAATAATTTTAAACTAGCAAAGGGAGTATAGAAATGAATAAAGATAGATTTTTAAATTATATTGGTGTTCAGTTTCATTCGGACCCAAACATAAACCTACAGATGGTAGATGCAACTACTGGTGAAATTCTTGACCCAGAAATTAAATGTGGTATCACAGTAATCAACAAAGATAGTACAGATATTGGAAGAGTTGCAGAACTTGGTAGAACTAAAGCACCAATTGGCTGGCTAATACTCAAAGTTTACGAATCAAAAAATCGTAAGCAACAAATGAGAGTTGAGAATGCCTTCAAAATTCTGTGTGATAACGTTAGATGTAAAACAAATGGTCTTACAGAGTATTATAGATTACCTGTTGATACAGCCGTGAAGTTTTATGAAGACCAAGGTTTGATAGACGTATCTGCTGAGTTGATTGACGAGTACCAAGATGATGCTGGTGCTAAACAAGTTCGTAGAGATGAGAAAGCCTGCAAAGGAATGGAAGAGAAATGGGGTCCTACTGGACTATTCACTAACTACGGTAGTAAGTATTGTTCATATAATAATATTGATAGTATCAAAGGACTTAATAACGTATCATTTCATCCATTAAGAAAAACTTGTTATATCAATTATTATCATGCTGGAAAACTTGATGGTGATGAAGATTTTGAGACTATGATTACCGCTCTTGCTAAAGAGAAAGGCATGGAAGACCCCACATTCAATAAGTTTGCCTGTAGACTGAATCAAAAGTCTTTAGAAGATGGTCTTGAGATGTTCAAAGCATTAAAAGAACAAGATTTTATACCTTTAGATGCTTAAATTTAATCAAATAACCTATTGACTTTCAAGGTCACATATGTTAATATATAAAGAGTGTGAAAGCACTCTTTTTTATTATCCAACTTATAGGAGATTTATATGTCATTTGACGTAATTGATGAAGAAGACGAAATAATGAACCAGATTGGTACACAGACTATTATTAAAGAAATAGAAGTAAAGGATGTTAAAGCAAAAGTCCGAGAGGGTACAAGTGACGAGTTCGTTGTCAATGAAGTTATTGGTGGCAATGAATACAGAAAACTCAAGTTACAGCCAAGTGATGTAGTATTAGATTTTGGTCTGAACATAGGAATGTTTACTATTCAAACATTCAAAAGAGGAGTGAAAGAGATACATTCGTTTGAGCCTGACCTTGAGAATTTTAATTTAGCAACAGATAATTGTAAATTAAACAATGTAGATGGTAGTGTTCAGTTGAATAATGCCGCGGTTGTTGGTAATCACGATACCACAAGAAATTTCAGTATCAACACAAAGAAAAATAAAGGCGCTCACTCACTTGTAGCAAAACGAGGACGTGATACCATAACAGTTAATGCTCAAAATATCAATGATATTATGAAACGAGTTAATCCAACTGTTATCAAAATGGATATTGAGGGCGGAGAATACGAAGTATTACCTGCTATTACAGATTGGTCTAATGTTAGGGAATTGATTATGGAATATCATCACGCCCATTTATTAGACTCTGATTTGAAAAAGTTCCACGAAATAGTATCTTTACTTCAAGTTCACTTTTCGCACGTTGAATATCGTAAAGAACCTAAGGGAGCATGGGTTAGTATTATTTACTGTTCACAAGAATCAGATAATGATTTAGAAAAGTACCCAATTATAGAATATGTAGAGCCAAAGCCAGAAGTATTTGACGATTTATTCGATTCATAGTTCTCAAACCCCACTCTAAACGGTGGGGTTTTTGACATTTGTATATTAGATAAATATCTTTAAATAAGATATTGATATGATATATGAGAGATACCCTCCTTTTGAACGCAGACGGCAATCCTTTAAGTGTCGCACCCCTTTCAACACTCACTTGGCAAGAGAGCATAAAACTCGTTTGGCTTGATAGAATTAATGTCCTAGAATGGCACGAAGATTGGCAAGTACATAGTCCTAACATAACAATGACAGTTCCCAGTGTTATAATGACTAGAGAATTTGTTAAGCAACGTGTTAACACTTCGTTTAATAGAAGTAATGTTTATTTACGAGATAACTATATTTGTCAGTATTGTAAACAGATGTTCAGTTATAAAGATTTGACTCTAGACCATGTTATTCCGAAATCTAAAGGTGGTAAAACTGAATGGACAAACATTGTTTCAGCCTGTAGGAAGTGCAATAATGACAAAGCAAGTCACACTCATATCAAACCATATAAGCAACCTAGGAAGCCAGATTTTCTTCAATTAGTCAATGGAGTCAACACTGTACATATAGACCATGAGATTTGGTTGAAGTATATTGACCCAAATTCAGAGAAAAAAAGAGCATAAATTGGTTAAAAATGCTTGACTTTGACATTTTAACCATGTAGAATAGTATAGTGAATTGTAAAAATTCATATTATATAATATCAATTTAACAAATGACAAAGGAGTAATTTTATGTCAGAACAAGAAACAACAGCGGCACCAGAGCAAACTGCTCCTAGTGTGACCGTAAATGACCTAGTTAATATCTATAATATTATTGACCTAGCGTCAAAACGTGGTGCCTTTCAAGCGAATGAACTTTCGTCTGTGGGTGCTGTAGCAAACAAAGTCAAAGAATTTGTAGACCATGTCCAAGCGGCGCAAAAAGCGGCAGCCGAAGCGGCAGAAGGTAAAGATGCAGACGTGACTGAAGGCGGTGAGTAATGGCAGCCTTTATTAAACATGTAGGCACACATAAAGGCACTAACACTCGTCTGAGTGTAGCGTTTTTGCGCCTACCTGATGAACCAGAAAGTGCTTTAGCAGTATACAGTGATTCATTGCCAGATAAGTACCATGAAGATTTCATGAAGGCAGTTGAATCTAAAGAAGGACAAGCCGCAAAAGAGTTGTATGAAGTTCTTTCTCGTAAAGTATTCTGGAATGGTAATAATATGCTAGAAACTTTGCATAAAGAGGGTCTTCTGGTCAAACTACCAGTCGATTCAATTATTATGACGCCTAATTCTAATACTTCATTGCCTCTGTCTGATTTATTGAAGCAGATGGATGAAATTACTGGCGGCCAAGCATCAAGACCACCTGAAGCAAAAGGGCAAACTGTACAAGAAAACATCGTTGAGCAGGTAGATATGGCTGCCGAAGGTGATAACAAAAAGATTGCACAGAACTTGTTAATTCAGGCAGTCATGTTAGAAGAAGAAGCAGTTAAAAAACGTGCAGAAGCGGTTAAGTATGACCCGTCTCTTACAGAGAAGGCAGAAAAACCAGCGAAACGTGGCAGAGGTAGACCTGCAGGAACTACCGCAAAAGCCATGAAGGCGAGAGCAGAAGCCGCCGCACCAACGGAATAAGTCTGCTAGTATATTAACTTTTAAGAGGAATCTGAAATGATGAACGACCCAGACTTTGATAAGTTAATGGATGAAATATTTCCGATGAGTATTCCAACAGAATACGTAGAAAAAATACTAGTAACGTTAGCAAGTGGTCAAGAGATTGAAATGTCAGGTGATGAATTATTACATCCTCTGCCACTTGCTGATGACTTAAACTGGGAAAAACTTGTACATAGATTCGACAAGATTGCTGATGTTCAAGTAAAGATAAATGTTTCAAAGATTAAAGATGATGTTGCTACTAATGTAAAGTCCATTTTAGGCGCCCATTTTGAGAGTGACGACATAGATACTGGAACAATTGATGGCGAAATAGAAGGCAAGGATACATTGACTGGCAATGATTAACATGATACTGGCTGCCGATGAGATTGGCGGTATCGGATTCAAAAACGGCCTACCCTGGCCAAAACTCAAAGAAGATTTAAACTGGTTTAGACAATTGACTGAAGAAAATGTAATAGTCATGGGTTCTACAACTTGGAAAAGTCTTGGTGTTCATGCACCATTAAAGCATAGACATAACTATGTAATCAGTTCTGCTCACAACAAAGACGATTTTCCTGGTTGTTTTGCTACTCGAAATCCAAAGATAGATTCGATAGAAGTAATTCTCAAAGCATTAGATTTTGCATATCCAGAACAAGATATATTTGTTATTGGTGGTAAAACTTTGTATGATGAAGCATATCAATATTGTGATGCTATATTTTTAACTAGAGTACACGACAAATATCTCTCAGATACTAAAGTTAATATAGAAAAATACACTGATGATTTTGTATTACTCAATCAAATGTATAGTCAAGGCAATCAGCATACTCCAGATATAACGTTTGAAACTTATTTAAGAGCGGGTGGAGAAAGTGATGAAAACGAATGGGATGATGACATACCATTCTAAATTAGATAAATAAGTATAGTAATTACTATAAACTTAAAACACCGGAGTTAAATATTATGATAAAAGAAACTACTATTCTTACTGGAACAGCGAATATGGCCATGGAATATGATTCAGTAGACCACTTCTTTACTGAAAATGGACTTGCTGATTGGAGAGCGGCTGAACTAAAGTTGTTTACAGATGCTGGCTTTGATGTCAATGACCCTGCTAAACAGCAATGTCAACTAAGTGAAGATAAAACAAAAGTAATCATTACAGTTGCTTATGAAGACCAAGCAGAGAAAGATGCTATTATGGCTAATGCTTCTACTGGAGATGCTCCAGCAAGCCTTCATCACGAATTAAGTGAAACTCACTTATTCTAAATCGAATTCTAATTGATTTTCAGTTCTACCGTCTTCTATAGGCGGTAGACAAAACACCATATGAAATCTTAAATGTCTACCGGCATTAATTGCGGTATGCATTTTCGTTGTGTCAACATGATACGTAATTCCCTCACGTAACCTTTCTACCTTCTCATCTATTATCATAAAACAATTTTCATTTGCTACTAATGGTAGATGAATTCTAGGTGTTTGGTCATAATGATATGTCAGACATGTTTTCCAGTTCATCATCATATATCTACCACGAACTGCACCATATTTTTCATTAAAGATATTGATAACTTCTTCTGTATATGTTCCTTTTAGAAAATCACAAACTTCTGTAAAGTCTTTTTCTTCTAAAATAACATCACGTTTCTTTGGTTTTGAATTAGGGTCACTAGCATCGTGATTGTCCCAGTCAACCTGAAGACTAAGTGTGCCTGATAAAGGTTGCTTATCTACAGGAGTTCCAGGAATAGTTTGAATTGACATCTGACCATTGTTAGAAATAAGAAACTGGTCAACGTTCAAATCATACATCTCCTTTCGAAGTCTATCGTAATCAATGTCTATGTTTATTTCAGTAACGTTCATATCTTTATTCCTTATCTAACTCTGCTTGTATGCCAGATTGTATTTCATCTGTTATACAAATCTTGTTTCCATTCTCATTAAGGACCCACATCCATATTTCTAATGCTGTATATCCTGGATGGTTATTTACATATTGTTCTTGTATCATCTTTGCTGGTGCAGTCACATATAATGGTCCAAACTTTGGTAAGATTGCATTTGCAACTGTTACTGCATTGATATTATAGTAGTTGTAGTTCATTAGTTTACTTATAGGAATAGTTAAACTTGGTGCTAAATCATTACCAAAAATTATTCCCGCTCTTATTCCACCTAGTAGAAAAGTTTTACTAAGACTGAAAGCAACACAATCAATCTCTGGTTCGTAGACTGACATCGTTTCTAAAGACGTTCCATAGAACGCACAGTCTAAGAATATCTTACTATTTGTTTGTTCGCACTTCGTTTTTAGTTCTGAAAACCAAGTTGAAATACTACCAGAATGATTGGGTTGACTGACGATGATGTAACTATTTTCTTCTATCGTGTCTAGGTCCGTATGGTGGATACACTCAGAGGTATATGGAGACAATAATGTATTATAAAACTTATAATCATCTTCAAAGTAATAAAACTTATTAACAGTCTTTGACCTATAAGCAACTTGATTGACTATTGCATCGTGTATTCCATTTGATACAGCCCATTGAGAGAACTCATTTGTTCCACGGAAACGAGATGTCCAGTTAATCCAATTAGAATAGTAATCATCTAATTCATCTGCTGAACCTTTGTTCTTTATGTGTAAACTGTCCAATACTTTTCGAACTTGTGTTGGACAAAAACTATGAACTGCTTCTTCTGGTGATTTCATTTCTTTTCTTTCAATACTAGCATTGTTAATAATATACCTACGGACAATCCTACTGCAAACCCACAAAGAGTGTACATCATAATGAACAACTTAATAGTCACTTCTTAATTTTCTGTTCAGTATACTTACAATGTTTACGAATATATGGGTCATACATATTCAACGTCATCTTTTCTGGATGTAGTCTTTTATTTTTATGTCTTGTATAAAAATGTGCTGACTCTGTTGATTGCATTCTTATTTTTTCTCGCATAGTTTCCTTCTATTTCAATTTTCCACTTTCACGTAGTTCGGAGCGAATATTAGTTGCACTGATATTGTGTATCTTTTCGCCTAGATTGTGTTCTGTGAACGTATATCCCACATCTCTGCCATAACTAATGTCTATGATGTTTGGTACTTCTACAACTACATAATCGTACTTATTTTTAAATCCTTGCTCATGTAAGTGACTGACAATACTACTTTTGACACTTTCTATATCAAATGGATTGTCATCTATACCACTTACGTCACGTATCATAATACATACTTGTCTTGTCTTTCTGTATGCTTTTTTAAACAACTCTGTGTGTCCGTCATGCCAAGGTTGCCATCTACCCAACAATTGTACTGTTGGTTTTTTCCAATCGAACATTTTTCTTTCTTTCTCTCTTATCTTCTACGAATAGCATCATGGAATTTAACCATTTTTTCTAATGCTTCTATTCGTTTGGTTAATTGTTTAATTTCCTCTAACAATTCTTCAATAGTTCTCTCAACATTCATATTTTATTTTTTAGTTGTCAATTTCTTCTTCTTTTCAGTCTTTGCATTCTTAGGAGCCTTGGGTTGCACCTCCTTAATAGGCTTCTTTTTAACTGGCTTCTCAGCCGTGATTGCTTTTTCTATACTCTTATTTATTTTTTTACCTTTACCGCTTAGGTATTTCGGCGCTTCTTTATCACCTTTATATGTAGCCGGGTCTACTCCTTTGCCAAAGAATAGTTCTGTTAAAGTTGGCCACTCACTTATTGGTTTCCACATTTCATTTCTCCTTATTTAAATGATATATCACCTGGATAAATTGGAACTGTTGCTCCAGGTTTTCGTTTTGGTATTTTACTATCTGCACTACTAACGCAACTCTCACTAATACAAACTTTAGGGGCATCAAATAACTTGAACCCACTCTCTACATACCCAAGTGGCTCATCCGCACAACTGTACGAACGTTTGATACTACCATCTGGCTCTCTAATAATGATACCTTTGAACCCACTCGTACATTCCCATCCTTTAAACTTATTAAAGTTAAAAGCATTGAAACGTTCTGCCTGGTCCATGTACCATTTCTTTCCTTTACTGTCTTGAAATTCTACTTGCATTTGGTGTGGCACTGACTTGTCATCACCATTTATCGCATCCATTTTCCACATACTACCTGATTTAGGTTTTGGTCTTACTACTTTTATGCCAGTTTCTTTCTGTAATTCTCTGGTATAATCACGTTGTGGCATGCCATTACGCATTGTCTTTAATTGTTCATCTGTATAACCATGTACTACGAAAGATGCAGTTGGGTCACTCTGAGGTTTTAATGTAACATTTATGCCACGATTGTGAAAGTATAATGCTCTTTCCCAGTCCCGGTCAAACCATTCAGGAACAAGAACCATGTTGATTGTTACATGTACATCATGTTCCATACAGTACAATAACTTATCAGCAAACTCCTCTTCTTTCGCATACTCGCTGTGAAAAGATGCTGTAATACTTGCACGGTGCATTTTTGCAACAGTTTCGCAGTATGTTTTATGCCACTTCATATTACGTGACATATTAGTTGTCATATGAACAGAAGTATAATTAGTATTATCCACATCTCCAGCGAGGTGATTGAGGATGTCCAAATAGCCAGGATGAAAAGTAGGTTCACCGCCAGATAAAGAAAAGTGAAAAGAGTTAAATCCATTTTGTCTTGCTTGCCTTTTTATTTCGTCTATCGTTGCTAGACATAGTTCAGTTGGTCTGTGGTCTTTACGGTCACTTCTAGCATACGGCCAACAATAAGAACACTTATAGTTACAGAATCTTCCCAGTAACCAACTCACTGAGAACAAATCTCTGTATAAAAGAGTTCGTTGTCCTACACTAACGAGGTCATCAAAGGGTATCTTTGTGAAGTCGTATTGTGACCAATATAAATCGTCTTTATTCATTTATGGCTCATCCCACATGGCTCATCAAATGTAAAATTAAAGAACCGTTGTTTTTTATTATACTTGTTTATAACTGTTTCGTAATCTATGCCGACTGCATCAAGGATAGTTTTGATATCTTCTGATTCATCTTCATTTAAGTCTTCTCTTATTTGGTCTTTGACATCTTGTGAAATCATATCGTAGATACTACCGTAACACCATTCACAGAACGTAACTGGTGTAACACCAAAGTGTCCTTGTACTCCGCCACATGATTCATCGTATTCATTACCACAGATACTACAACTATCTGACGGGTTAAATATTAAAGTATCATTGTCCTGTATAGTCTTTAACTTCATCTTTTTCATTTTGTCTCCTGTTGCGTTCTACAATATATCTATACCATTTCATTAACCACATTACTCTTTGAGGATAATGGTCTGGATTAGGTATGTTATCTTCACCAAAATAATCTATAAATCCTTGTATTTCTTCGTCACTCATAATGGAATCCTATTTGTTTATAAAATTCAATATTATTATTACACCAATCTTTCGTACTATTTGTAAACATAGATTTAGTTATATCTAAGTTGACATTTTTACTAAATGATTCTAGAATCTTTCCATTTATAACATCATCCATGGTATAGGTGTTTTCTCCGAATCCGTATGTTTGAAATTGATTATTGAATTCACTGTGCCACTCATAGTCATATTTGTGTTCTTTATAAAAATTGTTAGCATTATTTTTCATATTCATTTCGTGCGTGGTATACCGTATCTCATATTTATTATAATATTGTTCTAACAACAATAGAGTTATAGTGTGAGAAAATAACATCACACCATCATCTAATTTATTATGATTATCCAATATTTTGATTACTAAATCGTTAGCCCCATTGTTTGTTATAGCATTGTTCTCTGCACTTATCTCCAGTTTTTCAAAGAGACTTTTGAAAAGAAACCACCGATAATCTTCAATTCCATCATCTCTTATTCTACCAAATTCTTCATTAATATAAGATATCTTATCTTCTCTAGTATATAGTGGTAACATGTTTGTCTTTAATATTTGAGCAATGTAAGTATACTCACACCATTGCTGTGACCCAGGTATTAGTGATATTTTAACTGAATCTTCAAACAATGCCAAGCATTTATCCACCAGATGCATCCGCACGATAGCATGTTCTTTTATCATATCAAAATGATATATGTTCGATAAGCAATAGTGTATAGTGCCTCCATAATTTGTGCTAGAAAAATACTTTAATAATTCTCTTGCTAGGTCATTAAAATTTTCTATATCGAGGTCTTCATAACCTGATGTGAAGAAATTATTAAATAAATGGTCTATTGAGAAGTGCCTATTATTTATTGCATTGTGTCCTCCCCATTTTTCAGGTTCTAAAGACGTAGAATAAAAAGATTCTTGCATAGTGTTAACTATATATTCTCCACCACATCCACCCACATATGAAAAGAATACAAGTCGTTTAGAAACCCGTTTCAACCAATCTTCTAACCAATCAACTGTAATAATTATTTTGAGTTCTTGTTCAGATGGTATTTCTATAATTTTTTCACTGTCTTTTACTAACCTTCTACGACTCATAGTGGTTTATCTCTTTCTTTTACTGTTTTATATCCTTCTGGCAATACAATCTCATCTATTTCATTATCGACATCTCTATTTCTAGTGGATTTAATAATACCAAATCTTTCAAACCCCTCACTTTCAGATAATTTTTTAATATCATCTATCTGATGTTGATTCCATTTGAATACAATAAATTGCCAACCTGCTTTACCACCTGCTGAGATGTATGCTCTCCAATTCTTCTGTAAAGTTTTCCAATCAACGTTCTTTCTATAGAGATGATTAGTTTCTTCATCTCCATCTATTCCAAAAATAACTGTCAAACGATTATTCAATTCTTTAGATAATTCTCCTAACTCACTCCAAAAACTTTCATTTCTAGACCCACCATTTACATGAACCCAAATGTCTTTATCTTTATTGTCCAGATGATAGAAGTACTTTATAATCTCTATCACATCTGGATTTATTACAGGTTCATCAACATTACCACATAAAACTATTTCATCTAAGTGTTTCCATCTATCAGGTAGAAATGTTTTCTTTATATCTTCTATTGATAGATATGAATTGTTAAGTTCGACATCATAGTCTATCGTAAATTCTTTTCGTTCTTTAGGTGTTTCATTCTGAAGTTCAATCATATAGTTTCTTTCACATTGTGAACAGAATGCATTGCAGTAGTTCGTTATTTCTAACTGCAATCGTCCTATATTACCTTCATTTAATCCTAAAGTCATGTATTAATCTTTTGGCCAATCACTCATTGAATCAATTGCGTCATAGTTAAATATTTCTGCTGTTGCCCATTCTTTTTCAACACACCACCAACACTTCTTACATGTGATTGTAAACTTTTCTGTATCTTCTATCCAGCCTTCACAAGACCTTGTTAATGGAGCCAAAGTGGCAAGTAATCCATATTTCTTATAAAATGCTAAAACGATTCTTTTGTCTGTATGAATAAATGGTCGATACTCATGATATCTATCGTTGTCTTGTACTTGTTTTTTAAGCCATTTATCTCTATGTACCCAATCTCTTGCTGGCGCTCTATACTCCCATATATTCCCCCAAACTGGTTTACCTATTTCTTCATCTGGATTAAGAGTGACGCCATTAAACATTCCGGTGATTTTGTGCTTGGCGATTAATTCCCATTGTAATTTAGAACCATTATCAATGTAATCTTTTCCTTCTGTCATTTTAATCATATGTTCGCCAAACTTTACATTCGGGAATGCTTCTTTAACAAAAGCAACTGCTTTTTTAGAACCAATGTGCTGAGTAGGTTTTTCTTCGTGAATACATGTCCATTGATGTATAGTAATGTCTAGGTCATTCTTGTCGATATGATATGCTAATAGGTACAACAACATTGACGAGTCCATGCCGCCAGACATACCAATTGCTATGTCTTTATGATTTAGATTTAGTTGTATTTCATAGTTTTCAGGATGTATTTCATCGAATTTATCTTCACGACCATATATTATTGCTTTGTCATTTATTATCATCTGTCATTCCTATCTGTAGTTTTCAAGTTCAATTTAGAACATTTTTCAGTACATACTTTTAATTTTGGGTTAACATTGTCATCATACTTATTAGAGAAACTTTCTTCTAAATCTTTTATAAAAAACACATGGTTTATTATATCACTAAATGAATGTGAATGCAAGTTATTCCAATCATTATCATACTTAGATACAAATTTCTCCCAATTCTCTCTGTTGCCTATGTTTTGTCTTGTTTTATATTGATATGCCGAGTTAATCCAACAACATCTCCATACAGAACCATCATGAGATATTTGATAATTATTCTCTTTTTTCCATTTACAAACAATACCAGCACTTTCTCTCGCATTTTCTAAATTATCGAACATATCTAAATTTTTATCTATTTTAATATCTTTGATAATTGATTCTGCTTTGCTTATTTGAGCATCAATGTCTTTATTACTAATCACTGATAATTCATTGTCTTTGCTTACTTCTTCGTCAAGTTTGCCTGCCTTTTTGCTTAACGCCAAAAAGACTGCTTTTGATTCTACTCGCTGTATTCTATTTCTTTGAAAGTATTTAAAGCCATGTTGTTCTGATAGTTTCTTTGCTCTTTCCTCGAGTTCTTCATTGAAATCAAAAGGTATCATTTTCCATACAGCACATCCACCACCACTAATAAATGCTTTTGCATTTTCTATTATCTTAGAATAGTTAGTATCAATTCTATACATATTCTGTGTTTTGTTATCTACACCATCTAAGTCAAACATTACATGATGTCTTCCTGGTAGATGTTCGTGTAGTATTTCACCTAGTTTCTTCCAAAACTCTGGTGTTTTATATGAGCCGTTAGTAGAGATAATAAAATCGTGTATTCCCTTATACTCTGGACTTATAATTCCTAATTCCTCATCACCAAATGGTTCAGTATCGCCTTTTAGTTTTGATGCTGAATATTCTATCAGTTCTAAGAAGTCAGGATGAAAAGGACTATCGCCAAAACTTCCATCATATGTCAATTGTTTTACATTACCAACAATCTCATCAATAAGTCTGTTATGGACATCAACTGACAAGTTTAAGTTCTTGGGTGGACTTGAAAATGTGCCTGTGTCAGTATTCAATACATCATGTCTAATACATCCTGGACATTTTGCTTGACAGTTAGAAGAAACTTCAATAGTTATATTCATCATAGTGGGTTTCTCTTATATGTGAACGTCATAATTTTCTTTGACGCATTTTTCTTTACATACATCTATTTTATGCATGTTATCTTCTATCCATTTAAATATAGGACCATTAATTATTTCTTCCATAGAATAATATTTGATATTGTGATATTTTTTATCTATACCTGAATCTTTCCACAATCTAATCGTGTGTTTTTGAATACCATACCAACAACACGGATATACATATCCTTTTGCAGAGATATATATGTTACCCATAGTCTTGTGAAATTGGTCGCCACCATTTCCTACCTGTGCTTTACACTTAGGCTCTATTGTAATTGTTTTTTTAATTTCTGTCTTTTGTTGCATTTAAAATTTCCAAATAATTCTTACGAGTTGGTTCCACTCCCGCCTCTTTACACGCCTTTTTAATATGTGGCGGTACATATCGTCCATAATTTTCTGGTATTTCTATATTTTCTATTTTTTCGTCTTCGCCTCTAACGCTTTGTACAATATGAAATCTGTCGAAGTTTTCACTTTCGGAATAACTTTTAACTTCATTCAGTTGATGTTGATTCCAACTGAACACTATAAACTGCCATTTCGCTCTGCCACCAGCAGATATATAAGCACGCCAGTTTTCTCGTAGCCTACTCCACTCAACATTCTTTCTATATAAATGGTTTGTATCTTCTAATCCATCAATACCCCACACAACCATCAATCGTTCGTTCATACTTGCTGACAACTCTCCAAGTTCTTTCCAAAATTCGATTGAGCGAATCCCGCCGTTGGTTGCAATATGCATTTTTATATTCGGTGCTAGTGTGTCCATATATTTTATAATTTCTATTATATCTGGATTAATAACAGGTTCATCAACATTGCCACAATAATGTATATCATCTAAATGTTTCCAACGACCCTTTACAAACGTTTCTTTAATTTCTTTTAAAGATATGTAAGTATCATTAAGAGATAAATCAAAAGATGTATTACCTTCCCATCTATCTTTGGGCTTAGTGTCACTTAACTCTTTTAGATGGTGTCTTTCACATTGAGGACATGCGGCATTACAATAGTTTGTAAGTTCTATTTGTATTCTGCCAATGTCTGATTCCTGTGCCCAAGTCATTAGATAATCCTACCAAACCCATACCAACGTTCTAAACAAAAAAAGCACGTTTCACAATGAATAGGATATCCATCTTCATCTTCTCCACTGGGAGATTCGCACGAACAAGTATTAGGATATAGTTCATCTAGTACGTTTTCTTCTTTATAAACCATAGCCACATCTCTTTTAGACAATAGGGCAAATGGAGCACCCTTTCTAGCAGATGATACAGGCAATAAGTCTCGTTCTTTATCTCTTTTATCTATATGAAACTTGACTTCTTCCAAATTTAAATTATGATTATGTTCAAAATATTCTAACATATCATCTATAGGTGGATTGGATGATATTCCCGAATATATATCTTCTACTTTATATTCGTTACGAAGAATGTCAGCCATATCTTCCTGACCAGTGACATAGCCTTCATCGCTATGTTCAATAAAATTAGTTATATGTTTGACTGGTCTAACTCCTGTCAATTCGTATACTATTTCTACAACACGTTTTGCTAACATTGGATAATATGGTTTTTCATCAGTTCCCAATGTAAGAATGTATATCTCTGCATCGGGAAATTCCTTACACAATTTATAATAGACAATTGCCGAATCAGCACCGCCTGATAACTTCATTCCTATTTTCTTTTTCATATGTTCTCCTTTATGATTTGTAGTGCTTCTTTATTGACTTCTTCAAATTTGGTATCTGTATGTGTATCAAGTAATTCTATATGTTTTAATGTTCGGTCTAATTCAGGTGCTATATCGATATCAGCCATCAATATATCATCTATCTTTTTATTGCCAGTCAAATGTTTCATACGAACATCTTTCGGTAATTGGTAAATGCTAAGATAATCTGGAGTAGTTAGTAGATGATATCCCGTTTCTATTCCTATATCACTAAAATACGTTGTTAATTCTTTCATTTTATTAAAGTTTAATATACTTATAACAGAATTTGTCATAAGATGGCGTATTTCTCCTGCATCCTTGTGTTTCTTATATTGGCGCATATTACTATCAATAGTTTTCCAATCAACTCCCCAACGAATACATTCTGCTAGTTCTTCTATTGCATCAATACTAAATGTTATCACAAGATTTGGAAATTTTAATAACTTATCTAGTATTGCTTTCTTCGGGTATACACTTCCATTTGTTACTATCATCAGTTCAAACTTATCAGGTTCTATAACTTCTCGGTCAAGTTTATCCAAAAACCACTCGAAGTGTTTAGAATAAAATGGTTCGCCACCTTCTATTTTGATAAATCTAAGATGACTCAAATCAGTGTTATCTAATACATGCTTCATTTGTTCTTGGTAATTACGATACTTAGTGTTCGTCATGTCTGCATCACTTACCATATTATACAGATTAAGTTCTTTAACTAATTCTTTTTTAGAACCCCATTTACTACTTTGTCCAGGATTACACATTCTGCACATCATATTACAGGTAAAATCTAATGCTATTTCTAAATCTTGTATTGCACCTTTAACATGTAAATCTCTTCGTGAAAAGAGGTCGTTTGTTTCTACTCGTCTGCTACGAAAACCTTCCCTTTCTTCTACTTTGCATTCTACACATATTTTAGGAAACTCACCCGATGCCAATTCATTCTGTAACTCTATGTATGGTTTTTTCTTATGTAATTCATCTAATGTTTCTACATCAAAAATTGTTGGAAGTTTACTCCATTCATCATCTTGTGGATTATTTTGCCAACTTTCAGTACGGGCACGACAGCACGGTCTCAAATTTCCATTAGTATCAACTAAGGCGACTCCACTGTGTGTATGAGTACAAAACATTATTTACTATCCTTCATTATATCTTTAAATCGTGGATGAATATCTTCTATATTCGTATTTCTTAACTTATCGTAGTATCTAGTAGTCTTTTTAAATTCTCTAAATACCATCTCATCATACTCGTGAGTATTTATAATCGCAATTGCTTGGTCACATTTGCTATCATTTTTCTTATCAAGCCACTCACAAACTATTTCCCGATACTTAGGTTTCAATGCTCTTAGTGAAAATCCTACTGGATTATCTAACAAATATTGTTCTAATTCAATATCACTATCAATAAAATAATCAAACCATGAGTCTATTATAGCATAATTATACATCTGTGCAGTCATATGTAATGACATTCTATCACCAAATTCTCTTTCATAGATATCTAAATTGTTTGATATCTCTTCCCATTTACTTAACGTTCGTATATAATCTTGGGTGATTCCTGCGCCGTCAACAGACAGTTGAAGATAAATGTTGTCAAATTTTTTCAATAAATCAAACCATTTCTTTGATACGTTCGTTGCATTGGTTGTTACATCAATCTCAACATCGCTATTAATCTTAGATAGTTTGTCTAAAAATTCCCTACACTTCACATCAACTGATGGTTCACCACCTAGAATTTTTATTCGCACCAGTTTATCCAACTCAAGTTTATTGACATCTTCTGTGTCTAAAACATTTATTATTATGTTTTGTTCTTTTGCTATCAACGATGATGATTCAGCGTTACACATTCTACACATTAAGTTACAAGAATTACTTGGTCTATAATCTAATAATTGTACTCCGGCAGACATATCATATTCTTCGTACGATTGTCTAGAGGACCGTACTCCCGATTCTTCAACACCAATACATTCAGAACATGTTTTACTAACGTCACCGCCATACATTCTTTTTTTAATATCTTCCAATGTTTTAGATGAATTGAACGCATCTATATTACCATAAAAATAATCTCCTCTCCACTCACAGCACGGTGCTATTCCCAGTGTTCCATGGTAATGTAGATTGACCCAAGGGGCTTTACAAAATGGTTTAGCAGTGGTCGACATTATTTTCATCCATTGCCCAATGACGTTCTTGGCACCAAAAACAATAACCACAATCATCTGGACGTTCACCATTCCAATAAGCAGGTGATTTTACATCACCGCCTTCACAAGACCTAGTAGTATACAATAAATCTAATATGTTATTATCTTTGTATTGTTTTATAACCCATGATTTGTCTATATAGAAGAAAGGATTAGTTTCTTTTTCCATAGGGTCTAACAAATCAAGTTTAATAATTTCTGTTCTATCTCTAACGGACATTCCGCCTTCTACTTTTGCTGACCGTGGTGGGTTCAATGTTGTTGCATTGTATCTCATATCAATATTATAATCAGACATTATCATATCTCTAAACCCATCAACACATATACACTCGCCAGTTCTATGTCCATAGTATTCTATGATTTTTGGGTCTACATCTTTTAGTTCAGCCATCTCTAATAGTGGTGGTATAAAATTTGTATGTCTTACTACTGTTGTTGGATTACTCATACTACGTAGCCACTCAAAGACATTTTCTGCTATCATTTTTTGCCATGGTCTAGTATTCCAAAGTCGTCTATGTGTTATTAAATGAACAGTACACTTTTGTTTTCTTCTATTCAATTCACTAATAAGTAGATATGATAGGAGTGCCGAATCAGCACCACCCGATAGGTCAACTGAAATGTTACTATGTGAATAATCTAAATGAATGGGTAGACCATCTACAACAAACATATTATCAGTAGTGTCGTATTGTTTTACTATATCTTTCATATCAAAATAACTCATTTAAATCTCCTTAAACAATCTAATTACAGTTTTATCTTTACTAATATCCTTTACGCCATCTTGAAATACTGGCTCAAGATACTGAGTACGACTATCGAAAATCTCTTTAGCATCTTCGTCATTTAATGCTTTAGGACTACATAGTCCACATCCGCAGTGTGTCTTTGGACATCTAATCACAGGCATTTTTCCGCTACGCAATGTTGTACGCAACTTATCAATTATTGGAGCAAAGTCACTTGCTTTACCAATCGGACCAATTTGTCCATCCATGTTAACTTGGCAAGTCTGATGATGCCACACACCATCTAGTTCGCTATTAATAAAAAGAAAATCCCAGTTAACCATACAGTTCCATCCTTTAAAATTAGTTGATGGTACTCTAAAACTTTTAGTCCATTCATCATCAACTTTGACACTTAAACATTTGCCATTGCAACAAGGTCTGCCAATAGTCTCAAGTGATGTTTTTGCTTTGGGTTTTTCTGTGGTTATCATATGCACCACACCAGAAGGTGCTTTTGGTTTTGGTTTAGGTTTCGGCTTCTGTGTCCATTGGTTTTTAAAATACTCTAATTGTTTTTCTGTATACTCGTGTGCTGTTCCATCTAACAAATCAGATTTGTTGGTGCTATCACCAATAGGTCTACTAGTGTATGTTATGCCTAACTCGTCAAACCATTCTGCTAACTCAATACATTCGTCAAAGTAATCTTTATGGAACATATGATTGATTCTAAAATTATAACCACTCTCATGCATTAATTTTATATTTGCTATTACTAATTTCTTTTGTTCTGGTGTACCTTCTGCGTGATAACTTAATGTAGTACTGTTTACACAGTCCATTATTTCTCTGCATTTTTTCTCTGAATAACATCCATTTGTTGTAATGTTAGACCTTATAAATGGATATGTTTCTTTAGCATATCTCACAAACTCAAAGAACGCAGGATGTATTGTTGGTTCGCCACCTGTGTATGCAATGTCTAATTTAAGAGGCTCTTTTCTATATAAGTCCATTAACTGTGAATATTTGACAATACCATCTAAAGTGTGTTTAAGTTTATCAATCTCAACTAGAGGACTAGTTTTATTACTATGATGTGGACCGCAATAACTACACGCATAAGTGCATCTGCGACCTAAGTCCCATACTACACTAAAATCTTCTTTGCGTGTGTGATTAATTCCGGTGAACATTATTTTCTTCCTAACTCTAAGTTGAATTCCTCGGGACATCAATACTTCCAAAACCAACTATTGATTCTTTATATTCCCCTTTGTTTTCTTTAATTGTTTTTGCTTTAGTGAACCAGTTTGATGAATGCCATCTTCTTGTATCAAAAACTAACATTGTACTCTTGTCCCATTTATAATCTGAATGCCATCTTAAATCTCCATAGGTATCAAAGTATTCTGTGCCACGTGGGTGATGGTCCATAACTCTTTTGTCCCACATAGGAAACTCTTGTTTGTATTCAAAAATTTCTTTATTATCTTGATAAACCATATTGCCTTTATGAAACATCATTTTTCGTGGAATATCTGTTATTTTATCATAATTCACAGTGTATGGATGTCGATAGCAATCCCAAGCCAATGGAATTATACATCCCACAATAACTTGACAATCACTAATGTCATCCCATGGTACAGTTGCGTAATCAGTATGTAAGTTAGCAGGTTCACCTGAATGATGAAACTCAAACAACCAGTCAAAGTGATGACCCATTAGTGTATTCAATTCATCCATTAATAATTTATTGTCTGCATCAGTCATTGGTGCAAAATAATTATTCTTTTTTAATCCTGACTTCTTTTTTACATCCGAATTTCTAAAATCGTTAATCTTATTTTTAAAAATATCTATACTCGATATTGTAGGATGAGTTCCATATGGTATGTTATATGAATCTATGTTTACTCCACTTTCCATGAGCCCTCCGTTATTTTAATATCTTCAATTTCTGCTTTGTTCAGACCTTTGTCTGTTCCTCTCTCGTCATACATTCCATCAATTAACATTCGTAATGCTGTTCTTACTCCTGCTTGGTCACCCTCTTCGTCCCATCCAACATGAAATGAATCCGTCTCTCCTAAATTAAAATCTTTACATACTTTTGTATAATAATCTTCATATCTACTCCACCAAACGTCTGGTCCAAAGTGTTCCATCATATTAACACCTATCCACATATCAGATACATTAGCATAATTAAAGTCGTTCATTATTTGTATCGGTCCTGGTGGATTTGGCAACTCATCACTTCTATAATATCTAATACCAATTCGTTGAGAACCCATTCCTAATGCTTTAGATAATGAGACTGATATAGACCTAACAGCAGGATGAGTAACATCAAACTCGAAATTTCTACATTGACCGAACCATGCACCATCTATATGAACCGGAACTCCTATAGAGTGACAGTGGTCTAGCAACTTATCAAAATCTTTATGATAGCCAGTTGTTATACAAGAAGGATATGATACTACAAATACATCTCCTTCTTTAATCTGAGTGTAGTCTGTAATCTGATTAACTTTGTAGTCTGTCAATCGGCGATGATACTTATACTCGCCTTTATATACTGTTATTTTTTTACCATTTAGCATATGCAATTCATCTAATTGATGTGTTGTTCCTAAAATAGCATCACGTCTATCAAATGTATCTAATCCTATATACTTTACTCGTTCATGTGACGTAATCCATTTATCAATGGCAGTCAAAAATGTCTGCGTATATTCGTGTGGGTCCCACGGATATTCTTCTGTTCCCATATTCTTTCTAAATTTATGAAAGGCAGACATATACATTGGTCGTTGCCTTCTCGTTCCTAAATCATTTATTGTTAAATCTTCGTATTTCATTAGTTCCATTTCTCCACAATTGCGTCTAATTTACAAGGACATGCAGTATAATCACACACAATGGGCTTGTCTGGTAAAGTATAATCACCAGTTAGTATATTGCCAAGTGAACCGCCAACTCTCTTAGTACATCTTAATATATTGCCATCAGGTTCTACCATTATTCGTTTCATGCCAGCAGTACAAGTATAGCCTTCAAATCGATGCAACTCTTTATCTAACACTTTCATAAATTTCATCGGCTCACCATCAAAATGTAAATTTCTAGGGAATGTCCAATCTAGTCCAAAATCTTTCATATTATAATAATTATTACTTGTAATCCATTCTCTTTGTTCATCAGTGTATTGAAAGTATTCAGTTCCATGAATGGATTTTCGTACGAACTTAGGTGTAATTTCAACCTTTAATCCTTTTAATCTTTCAAACAACGTTACTGCTCTCTCAAAGTTATTTGGTAGAATCATAAGAGGAATAGATACACTTGCTTTGTGTTGCATTATCTCTGCAACTTTATAAAAATGGTCATCATCTGCTTCTTCATAATGCCACGATAGGAATACAAATGCTCGTTGGGCTCTAAATTTCTCCCAATATCTTAAAGTTCTTGACGCATTTGTAGAATACTCTACGAACACATTGTCAGAAGAAATAGTGTCAACAAAATCTTGGAACTTCGGCCACACTGTTGGTTCACCACCTAATACTTCTACATATAAATATTTGTTTCGTTCTTTCAACTCATCAATTAATTTTATATATGGTGCCCAATCTGTGGGCCATCGTTGCGACCCATCTCTATGAAAATCTGAACAATACGAACAACTGTAATTGCAAACATTGTGAATAAACAATGTTACAATACAACAGTCTAAGTTTTCTGATGTTATGTGCAAAACAACTCCTTATATTGTGGAACGATATCTATTATATTTTGGTCTCGTGCTTCGTCAAGTTTGTTTGTAATCTTAATGAACTCTGGTAACCATTCCTCAGAATAATCTTCACTCAACATAAATCTAACTGTTGAATCTAAAACTGTACAGAAATGTTTCTTCGTTTTCTCTGGATGGTCACTAGCCTTTACCCAGTCTTTATATTCTTCATACAATGTAACTATTTCTTGTTTGTTCTTTTCTGGTAACACTTTAATGTTATAGTATTTTGGTGAGTGACACATGTGCTGTGTTATTGTTGGTCGTGGACTGTGATGAGGATTATACTTATCTAATCCAGACTCTTCTAATTTCCATTTCATAAACTCTGGCATATGATAAACATTGTAAGGCGTAACTGTAAAGGCAAACCATGCTTTCAAGTTTATACGTTCATTGTCATTTAATGTTTTCATATGTTTATAGACTGCTGGAAACTTTGCTGGTGTTCTTTGATAATCAAAGACTTCATTACATCCATCAATACTAACACCGATACGAATCTGCTTAAACTGTTCCCATAGATATACTAGTCTGGTTGGTACCATAGTTAGATTAGAATTATATTCAATCTCTATGTTATGAGCATTACCACTCGCAACTAACTTCTCTAAACTTTCTTGGTGTTCTTTGATGATTAATGGTTCACCGCCAACGATGTATAATTTCTTAGCAGTAGTACAGTATTTCTCAAACTGTTTCCAGTAATGGTCAGCATTCTTAAACCAATCATATTGGTCTGTTGCCCATTTGCCTTTATTGTTTTGTGTTAATTTAATTACATCATGTGTATCTTTGTATTGAGTTCTTCCTGTTATCTTTACAAAGTCATCATACCACATATGAGAATCAGTAGGACCACACATTCTACATTTTAGATTACAGAAATTACCATAACGAATATCAAAGAAGTCAATGTTCTGTTTCTCAACATCAAGTGTGCCATCTGCCTCTGTGACTTCATGTATTCGTGCTTCAGAAAGTTCCCAATCTTCAGTTTCATATTCTCGTCTTGACCTAATACCGTTGACTTCTTCTTGTCTGCAACGTTCACATTCTGGATGCCATTCACCTTCCATCATCGTCTTGCGAACATCTTTCAATAGAATCGCATTTCTGGCTTCATTAAAATCATCACGTCCAGCGTTATAAGGAGTTCCATCTTCTTTCTTCATTATGCCACGCTGAGGTGAATACGAATTCGTATTACAACATATTCTCAAGTCACCATTATTTCTAAGATTGATTGAGTTCCATGGCATTGGACAAAGTGTGTTCCCTTTTGATTTTGGTACGTTGTCAAAGTCTTTGCTCATAATATTATCCTTTACTTAAATCCCCATTCCCTTTCTTTACACCACCAACATTCGCCACAATGTTCTAGTCCAGGGTCTTTTATGTTGTTAAAATAATCACAAGTAGGGTCATACTCACAACTTCTTGTTATTGGTAATAAACTATCTATTAAGTTTTCTTTTCTATACAACTGTGCTATACCTTTCTTATTTGTATTTGCCCACGGCATATAAAATTTATTGTCTCTGTATGTCATCACATTGTCTGCTGAATCTTTTCTCGTGTAATCGAAGTCAAATACAGGCGTGAATTTACTTGCAATGTCATCTGGTGGATTCATCGTTGTTCCGTCATACACTATATTTATTTCTCGTTTATCTATGTCTTTCTGTGGTGCATCTATCATTGAACTGTCAGTTGCGGCTTCATCATAATGTATGTGATGTACTACATTATTATTTCCTGTTAATTCTATACATTTCTCTACCACTCTTGGTGCAATGATTGAATTTCTTCTATACTTTAAATTACTTCCAGTTGTATAGATATGAATAGTGTCTTTGGTGTGTTTCATTAGATAGTACAATAATATAGCACTATCAACACCACCACTGACCATTATTCCTACTGGTCCAGGATACATTTTGATACTAATATTATCTAGTTGAATAATTCCTGAAGGTGACACTAAACTAATTCTCCTGCAAGTGGAAATATCTCAGAAATAACTTTTGCACAAGCGTGAGCAATTTCCATATGCTCCTTTTGTGTGCCATTAGCACCACGCAATTCAATATAATGTACCCAACTACGAATTGACCCATTCATATACAAACGTGTCTTAGTTAATCCTTCTGGTAATACTACCCTTGCTTGTTCTTTTGCTATGCCATTTTCTATTGCCCATTCATAAACTTCTCTTGCTTGTTTGATTATGCCATGTTGTTTTCTTTGCCAATCTGTAATTAATTCTACAGTCTTTGCGTCTGCTTGAGTTGCCGGGTCTTTTTCAATATCAATAGAATTTTGCCTATTCTTGTGGTCTTGTAAACGGCATTCACGGGTAGTGAATGCATCACCCATTTCGCCTGGCTCTGCGTAACGTTGGCTGAACTCCTGAAATGAAAAACTTCTATGTCTTACAATTTGATGTGCAATGTCACGTGTTGTTTCAATTTCTAAACACGCACTAACCATTTCAAGTGGACTCCAATGTTGATGTTTAATCAAATACTTAATTAGTTTCTCACTAGTTTTTTTATTGATTTGATTATTTGGATTACTTACTTTGGCACAATAAGCAATTAGGTCTTGTACGTTATCTAACTCCGAATTGTCCGGTGCCGTGCTGTGTGATATTAATTTAACTTTCATTTATTCTCCATCTCTGTATAATTCTGCTTGATTAACATGAAATCCATCATCTTCTAGTTCTCTTAATAGTCTGTCATCAAACTCACCATCCCAATCATCACCATCTTCTGGTGTCCAATCTAGTAATGGTGCCATCTCTGGAAATACATCTCTAAAGTTTGTATCTCGTATTCCATCCATCTTGTTAATATACTCAATAAACTCTGGCATACGTTCTCTACTCCAATCTCCGCTCTCTGAGAATGATAACATACCTTTTAATCTTTTGACACCGTAGTTTGCTTCTTTCCATTCTTCAAAAGTTGCATCAGAGCCTCGGGTACTTAATTCCCAGTTTGCTTCTAACCATTCGATAAACTTATCAAACTTAGCACGAGTCATTTCTTTAAACCAATTTGGCAATACTTTAACATTTAGATGTGGCGGATGATAAACGAAGTGATAGTTAATCATACCTGCGCCTAACGGCCACATGTTAATTTTCTTAAACTTCATTTCTAATTTCCACTTAATGAAATCAGGAAGATAATAAATGTTCAAGGCTTGAACTGCACAAGCAACTGTAACTTCTACATTAGGTCCTGTGTTATCTAATAAATGAAACATCTTAACTGTGTGGTCCCACTTACTAGGAAAACGAATATAGTCATTCATTTCGCCGATACTATCTACACTATAATGAAAACGCACATTCTTAAACTCATCCCACAAGTCAAATAATCTCTGTGGCATTTCAACACCATTTGAGTTGTATCTCAATTCAATACCTTTGGCATATCCTGCTTTAACAACCTCTTCAAGTAGAGTATAATGTTCTTCAATGATAGTTGCTTCGCCACCAGCAAAGTATAACTGTTTCATATGAGGTATTTGTTCATACAACTGTTCCCAGAAAGCAGTATTCTTTTTATGCCAGTTATAACTAGCACCATCAATCTGTCCTTTGTTACCCCATTGCATAGTTTCTTTAAGGGATTCATTCTCAATACTTGGATGTAATTTAATCCAATCAGGAACCCATAGCGAACTGTCGTGTGGTGAACACATAATACATTTCAGATTACACTTAGAACCCAGTCTTAAATCTAAGTAACGAATCTTTGGTGGTATTTCGCCTTCTACTGAAGTTTCTTCGAGTATCTCTTTTAAGTCTACACGTCTTGCCCAATATTCTGTTTCCCAGAAACGCTTAGACATATGACCTGCATCTTCTTCAGCATAACACTTCAGACATGACGCTGGTTTTTCTCCATTGAGCATTTGCTTTCTGACATTTTTCATGTAGTCATTATTCCAACTACTCATCAAGTCAGTTACATTTAGATTTGCTGGTTTACCATCTGCTTGTTTAAGAACACCTACTTCACCGCCATGCTCTTTGTCGTTAGTTGCACCAACGCTTGATGCGTTTGCTGTACAACACACTCGCATATGCCCGTTTGGTCGTGTACTTAAATGTATCCAAGGCAATAAACAAAAGGTATCGGTTGGTGCTTTCGTTCTCTTTCGCCATTCTTCAACGTTTTTATCTGTCATCTTTGCCTTCTATTAATTTTATATACTGTATTTATCTACGTAGTTTTTTCGTACTGTGCCTTGAAGGCATCAAATTCCTCTCCGCATTTCTGGGCACATACCATTGGTTTACCTAAGTGAGTATTTGGTTTGTCCCATGATTCAACCAATCTACCAGTAAAATATTCATTATTAAGTACTGATTTTACTCCGTGTCTTTTAGCGTCAAACACATCTTTACCGCCAGATTGTTGTAGTAATTCCCAGACTTGATTCTCGCCTGGCTTTTGCCAGAACTTGTACATACTTCCTGCAACCCAACAGCACGGCAAGATTAATCCTTCTGCACTTAGATACATACTCTTTTCGGCTGCCACTTTACATTTGATTTTTACATTGTCAAAGTATTTTTCTAATGAGCCATGCTTCTCTTCTAATTTTATAATATCTTTAATAGCCTTGTTTTGGAATTTCACTTCTTTTGGTTTTTGTAGAAGTTGCTGTTCTTCGCCCTTTCGATTCATTGCTTGGTGTTCTTCTTTACCAGTCTTTTTTATAGTAGAATAAAATCTACCAGTTTTCTTTGGTATGAATTTAAAAAAGCCTGTTTCTTTTGCAATTGCTTCTGCTTCTTCTACTTGATGTTCATTGTGTGCAAAGATGAGAAAATCCCAATGGGCTCTACCTCCCGCTCCTATGAACGCTAGTGCGTTTCTCCATGCTATATCCCAATTAACACCTTGACGATATAAATGATTTGTATCTGCTAATCCATCAAAAGAGAATGTAACATGTCCTTTGTTGCCTAATGTCTTTGCTAATTCTATCCACCAATCTTCTTTCTTTGCACCAGCATTTGTATTCATGTTTAACCACATGTTTGGATTTTGTTCTCTTAAATATTTGAATACTTCTAATGTATCATTTGCGATAATTGGGTCACCAAAATTGCCACACATGTAAAGTCTATCTAATTGTTTTACGAATTCTGGTGTTAGAATTTTCTGAACATCTCCTACTGTCAATTCATGTAGTCCATTTTTGTCACCTAGATTAGGATTATCACGTCCGCCCTTAATATTTCTGTCACACATTGGACAAGATGCTTGGCACTTCTCTGTGATTTCTAAGTGAACTGCTCTGATATCTTCGTAGTTATATAGATTCACTATTTTCTACCTACAATCATATAACGATTATATTCTTCTAGTGCTAGTGTTCCCTCGTATAATGTTTCAGATACATTTAATCTCTTAGAGAATTCTTCTAAACTAGATACTGTATCATCTGCGTGTTCGTGTTCTTCGTCATCAAAATCATTGTTCTGCATTATAACTAACATGCCTTTTGGAATACCAGCCCACCATTTATCAAAGTCTACTATATGTTCGCAACTTGTATTGATTACACATGTTGGCGCACCATCAGTTATCATTTCTTTATCGCCATTGTACTTCAATGTTTCGTACATAAACTCACCAGTATATATCAAGTTGTTTACATCCATTGCACTTGCTTTGAACTGCCAATCATTTTGCGTATAACTTCTATTCAATGTCTCTGCTGGTAATGAACAACTCTCATCTATATCAAAACTTCGAATATTTACAACCTTGTTTCTTTCAAATAATATTGCTGGCAATACTCCATACCATCCTGCACAGACATAAACCATATCACCCAAATCAATGTCTAAGTCTTTAATTGTATCACTTACCCATATCTTACTTCTTAATTGTCCTCTACTAAATGCGTCTGTAAGTACTTTGCCTTCAAAATTCTTAATCATATTTTTTAGATTTAACGGAATAGTATATTTTTCTTCAGTCAATCTATGTGCTAACTTCAGTATATTAGTTTTATATATTGTTACACTCTTTAGTGTTCCAATCCATTCATTCTTAGTATCAATTGCTTGTAATACTTTAAACAACAAAAACATATCTGGTTCAGTCTTTGATGATATCATGTTCTTTATCGCACTCAATACCTCTTCACTTTTATCATTTAAATTGATTATCAACTTAAACAATAGTTCGGTTTGCAACTGTACAAAGTCTCCATCACTATCAACTACATTCTGTAAGGCATTCAACGCAATGTGATTTCCTTCTAAACAATGAATTACTCTAAACAATACAGGTATGTTTATTATGTCCGAACAACTACAAACGTTACGCAACGCATGTAATGCCTCATCATCTTCACGTATTGCTTCGATAACTTTAAATAATACAAATATATTTTCTTCAGGCTTTCGTTCATATATAAGGTTCTTTAATGCACTGACTGTTTCTCTGTGTTCTTTGCCTAATAGATATGATGATAGAACAAATATATCACTTAATACTTCTGTGTTTGCCACACGTTCAAGGCTATTCAATACGGGATGTTTATTACCGTATAGTATTGTTAGTCTATCTACTATTTCATGTGGTTGCATTATTTCAATCCTATCTTCATAAAGTATTGTTTCTTGCCAACTGTTATAACGCCAGTGTATGAATCAAACGTCATAGGGAACGCATTGTTAAATGCCTGTGAACTACTGAACGGGCGATGAAGGTCAATATCACCTGCTTCGCCTATTAAGACAATCTTTCTTGTGTCTGGTATCATATCATACCAATCATCTTGGTTTTGTAGTAAACTTACATTAGTATTAATAACTACTCCGGGAACTTCTTTGAATGCTTTAGATGTTGAACCATTTGGTAATGTAATCTCTAAATTGTTCTCTATATAATCAACAGCAAACATATCTTGTGTAGATGCTTTGAATTTCCAATCATCTAACACTTCTTCTTTCATCATTTCGTCTGCTAAAAACTTACATGTTCCATTTATATCTAAGTTTCTTATATTCTCTATTCGCAATTTAGTGTCAAGTAACATTGCTCCAACTAATCCAATTCCACCGCCCAAAGTGTACACAGTTCCTAAGTACTTTTCACCAAATACTCTAACCATGTTTTGAATCATCCACGAATACACAATAGCATGGTCTTTATTAACAAATGAACTGATATCTACATTGGGATAACTATAAATCAACTCTTTGAGTCTGTCAACTATTCTATCATTATCAGCATTTGCTGGAAGAGTTGCATGAGCAAGAAATTCCATTGCTTGTCTATAGTTTCCTAATTGCTGTGCTACATTTCTTTCAGAATACTTTTCTGCCATTTGAGTGTAATCATATTCGGCACCAATAAGTGGTCTAAATCTTTTTCTTTCAACAGTTTTTACTTGTATCTGCTCAACATACTCTGGAGTTTCATCCATCTCAAATATTTCATCAGAAGAAGTATACAACTCATCATTTGAAGTTATTTTTGATTTGTTTCTTCTCTGTCTTCTCTTTTCTTTTATTGTTGATTTAGTCATTAGTATCTTCCTCGAACTTCTTATGCAACCAGTCATAGTCATTAATTTTACTTAATGCATCTTCATCGCCTGCATGTTTAGTCCCGTAATCTCTTCCTGCATTTGCACCTTTGATTGAATATTCTCCGTACTTCGCACCATTATTTATAGTACACCAAATTTCTAGTCGTTCATCTGTTTCATCTTTCTTAGACTTTTGAATAATACTTGATGATAGTTTAGTACATTCTCTGAATGCTGACTTCCACGTGTCGTACGGATTAGTATTAAATGCTGTATAGTTTGCTGTACCTGGCATTGCCTTAAACTTATCAGAGATTGATGTTGTAAAGTCAACTTTCCATTCTTTTGCATCACGCACTAACTGTGTAGGAAATAGTTTCAGTCCACCAAAACCATACACTAATCCGTTAATTGGATTTTTAGATTTCCATACGTGAACTGTATCTTCGTCCCATACGGTTGGAAAATAGTCAAACTTAAAGTCTTCAAGTAGAATAGCATCAGCATCAATCACATAAAACATTTTACTGTCTGCTATTTGTGATGCTTTTTGGTGAGCATTAAAGATACCCTTGACTCCGTGAACTCTCTTAGCATTAGGAACTCTCTCTAATAACTTGGCATAGTTTGCATCTGCTTCTGGTTCTTTATAACTTAACATAACAACATCATATGGAATGTCTTGCGTTCTAACTAATTCAGATTTGATTGGCTTCTTATTCTTAAAAGACATCTTTCTTAGTTTGGCAGTATTTGGTTTAAGATGTTTTATTGCCTCTGATGGGATGAGTTTTAGTCCACCATATTGATGAATATATCCAGTAGATGGATTTACTTTTGGCCAAACATGAAAGTGTGATGCGTGATGTCTATCAACATAGAAACGCCTATCAAATTCATCCAAAACTGTTACATCATTATCAATTGCCCAGAAATAACCAGTATTTGTGAGTTTAGCGGCTTTCATATAACATTCTTCAAGTGTTCCAGATAAAACCTCAACAGTCTTATCTTTTTTATATTTCTCAGTATTAGATGAATACATGCCCTCATCAAAATAGAATACAGGATGTCCAGTAACTTTTGATACCACTTCATCAACTCTAATAATATTCTTAAATCTGTCAAACGAGAAGTCATCTTTGGATGGTTTAAAACTAGCAAGATGTGGACGATGAACTAGATATACACCAGCGCCAGCATCTCCCTCAGATTTAAATGCGAATACATTTTCAATTGAGAATATATCTGGATAAAAATCGAAGTCAAATGTATCTAGCAACTCTACAACAGTATCAACTACCCAATAGAAAATATGTTTCTTTGCTTTTTGATATGCACTGTATGGGTCACGAGTATAATATGTAGGAAAGTTATGTTTGTCTGGAACACGTGATGCATATTCATCATGGAATATTATATTATCTGGATGATAATCTATATTACTAAATGCAATACCACCATATCCTAAATCTTTCTCACCAGTTCTTGTGCTGAACTTCCAAAGATGTGTGGGTCCAGTTTCATATAAGTCTGGATAAAAAGAATTAGAAATAGTTGATGTTTCAGTCAAGTCGGGATTAATCATCCAAAAATTATATCCAGTTGCTTTTGGTATTGCCTCTTCAATTGTTCTTGCACTTATCTTTTCTATCTCTGGAATTCTACCAAGCACAGTATCTACATCTTTCATTTTTTCTTTGGTAGCGTTTACTGTAGGAACTAAGCGTACGCCATTACGTACGACTTTGCCACTAGCAAGTCTCACATTAAAATTATGAATGAATCCACGGTCATAACTCATTGGATAAAAACTTGTTCTAAAGTCCTCAACATCTTCGTGTACAAGCCAATACATATCACTATCAACCTTATGGTCAAACGTATGAAGGTCTTTAGTTCTTATAACTTCAAATTCTAAATCACTACATGCAGGGTCTTTTTCATAGACTGCTTTTCTTTTAAAGTTGAATATATCATATTCTTTTTCAGTAAACATAGGGGCATTCTTTGGAAACAATCCAACTCCATGATACTCACGTGATAATTTCGTTATTGGATTCTCTTTTTGCCAGACTACCACTTTTTGTTTTTCTTTATCCAAACCAAATGCGAATGAATAATCAAACTTAAATGAATCGTATATACTGGTGTTTGGCATGATTAGATAGTAAAAGTCAGTCCTTGCTTTTTCTCTGCACTTTTTATGAACTTCTAAACTAGATTCACCTTCTACTAAATTGATTGTGTAGTTTTCTTGTAGTTTCTTCAACTCTTTATATCCATATCCTTTATCCCAAAAGAATATATCATATGTTTCTGTTGTTGGTTTATAAATTATTTTTGAATCATGGTCTTTATATTCGCCTGTTAGAAAATATGCATCTCTTATATAACCATTATCATTTTTTAGAACTTCTTTTGTTTTAAATAACTTGACACCGACAACACGCCGAAATACATTTCGTTCATCACAGTTCCAGACATGCGTGATATTATCATCATAACTATCAGTTTCAAAAGAAAAATCGAAGTCGTCATCAACCTTAACATCTGGGTCAACTACCCAAAAATGTTTAGTATTGGCCACGGAAGCAATCTTATTAATCGCTTCTTCCATCTTAGGATTCTCAAAATCCTCTAGATTTATCTTAACCATACGAAAAGACGGATACTTTTTCTGTATCTGGTCGAATCTTTCATTCGTTTCTTTGTCTGTTTTATAGGTTAAGTAATATCCGTCATATGCCATTGAATATCAGTCCAAAATTAGTTGTAATCATCCCTTATTATAACACTTTTTTAGTCGGATGTAAAGACTTTTACACCATAATGTTTAGAGAAATCAATAGCATCTTGCTCATCATTTACGATTGGTTTCCCTTTTATATTTAGTGAGGTGTTAACTAGAATTGGACAGCCAGTTTCTTCCTTGAATCTGGACAATAATTGGTATAGTTCTGGATGTTGTAGTTGGTTGACAGTCTGTACTCTACTAGTATTATCTACATGTATAATAGCAGGAAACTCTTTAGGAAACTTGCATTTTGCTACAAATTGCATGTATGGAGACTGAGTTACATTCTCAGGCATTTCGAAGTATTCGTGTGCATCTTCTTCTAAAATCATTGGTGCGAATGGTCTAAACTTCTGTCTACGTTTAATCTCATTCATCTTGTCTTTAATTAGTGGTCCTCGTGGGTCTGCCGTCAGCGTACGATTACCTAACGCTCTTGGTCCAAATTCTGCACGACCATTTGCAATTCCTACTATCTCACCCTTTAGTAATGTTTTTAGTGCTTTTTCAACTGGATAATCACCCTCAATATTGTAGCCAAGATATGGTGTTTTCCAGTGCAAATTCCAGTCTGCTCTATTGAACATTTGTGCTACTCCTATGCAACTTCCTGCGTCACCAGGATTTGGCATAATCCAAACATCTTTGAAGCCATAGTTTGCTGTTATCATGCTGTTTGCTTTACAATTTAACGCACATCCACCCATCAGAACTAAGTTTTCAGTAAATGATACTGTTCGATTTGCTAACTTTATTACTCTATCGAACATTATCTCATATATCTCTTGTGTTGCGGCAGCCAAATCAAACAAGTCTTGTTCTGAAGTTAAGTCTGGAAAAATCCAGTTACATCCTCTGTGTAGATTTTGTTTAAATGTATGTAGTTTATGAGCGTGTGTTGTTATACCCAACTCGTTCATAAGTTGATGTTTTAATGATGTGCCCTTGTATTTTCTATCTGCATTCCCATAGGCAGCCATTCCCATAAGAATGTATTCATCTTCATTTGCTTTTAATCCAAGTCGTTGTGTCATTGCACTATAAAACAATCCAAAACTATGTGGATATCTTTGTGAATACACTTTAGACAATTTACCACCAGAACCCTGCCAGATTGTTAATGTCTCCCATTCACCAATACTGTCTATCACAACAACTGCGGCATTAACAAATCCACTCGTGTGATATCCACTTGCGGCATGAGTATAATGATGGTCTTGATAAACTATCGGTAAATCTTTTAGTTCTGAAAACTGTTGTAAGTATCTCTTGGGTAATTCTTCTTTATCAAATGCTGTTTCATATTGTCCAGCCCATAGTTGTCTTGCTTTCTTCTTCCAAGGATTTTCATACCAAGCAATAACATCTGGCGTACCATATTCAAGTGCGTTTGTAATTATCTCAGAGTTGAGAAGTGGGTCGTTTTTGATTTTAGAGTAACGCTCTGAATGGGCCGCAAATAGAATTTCATTGCCCTTAATCAGACTAACAGATGCATCGTGATTTAATGCGCCACCTATTCCTAAAACTGTTTTGTGATTATTTGTATATGAACGGGTCACGCTTCTTTAATTCCGCTAAACGTTTCTTCATTGCACGTTCTTGTTTGAACCATGTCCATGGATATATTAGAGTACGCCATATCTTTTTTATCATTTTTTCATTCCTCGTGTGTTTTCAATATCAGCAAATAATATATCTGCCCAGCCATTATGTGCTTCTTCGTTCGGATGCATATACCTTTCGTCACCTTCAGTTGGAAAGAACAATTCTTTATCGTACATATAAGTAAAGAATGTTTGGTCTTCATATATACAATCCATATCTAATTGAGCAAAGACATCTTTCATATCTGCCTGCATACATAACTCTGTAAAGTTTGTTGGCTCAAGCAAGTTTGGTGTTAAGTTGAGACTATTGAATATAACATATTCTAAATTATTAGAAACACAAAAGTTTTGTAGTGTTAATACTTGAATAAGATAATTGTGAAAGTCATATACTGGTGACCAGAAATGTTTCATATACAATTGATTGAATTTGTCTAAGTCAGTATTTGTTTCTTCGTCTAATCTAATATTGCCATGATATTCGTGCGATGGTATATTATGAATTAGTACATTTTTATTTTCAATGAAGTGTTCTCTACGATTAGGTGCAGTTAATCCCACAGCAACGAATGGTTTCTTTCCACTTGCGATATGCTCTGAAACTTTTGTGATTGTTTGCCTAACAATATATTGATTACTAATTCCTCGTTCTGCATCAGTTTCTATATCTTTTATTCCAAGTTTCTCAGCCAACATAAAAGGCCATGCTTTATCCTTATGTGCTAGTCCAGTACCATATGTGAAACTACATCCGTTCGCATACAACATAATTATACCTCTTCTTTTTTCATAGTGAATGATTCTCCACACCCACACGTTTCGCCTTCGAGCGGATTATTAAATGTAAATCCACTATTCATGCCTTCTGTTTGATAGTCTAATTGTGTGCCGTCAACCATTATTAATGATTTGGCATCAACGAGAATTTTTATTCCTTTGTCTTCAAAAACTGTGTCATCTTCATTCACTTCGTCAGCAAATTCGATTCCGTATGCAAATCCTGAGCATCCTGTAGTTGTTACTTTGAGTCTAACTCCTATTCCAGCATCTCTATTTTCTAAGAAACTAGATACTCTTTTCGCACCCTCTTCGGTTATTGTTATCATTTAGTTTTTCTTTCTATAATCAGCGATTGCCGATTTGATTGCGTCTTCAGCCAAAACAGAACAGTGTATTTTTACTGGTGGTAATTCTAACTCTTCTACTATGTCCATGTTTTTAACTTCTTCGGCTTCGTCTAGTGTCATGCCCTTAATCATTTCAGTAACCATACTAGAACTAGCAATTGCAGAACCACAACCGTATGTTTTAAATACAACATCTGTGATTATATTATCTTCTACTTTAATTTG